AATCAAACATGAGAATAAGGGTATTATCAAAGAAATCAACTCGGAAATGAGGTAGACTACCACAGGTAGCGACGAGTTCATAAATTTCCGAATGGTCAACGTAGAGCGAATCGCTAATGAAAGAACTATTTAGGAAACGCGCGATGGGGGTGTCCGTGAGAGCGCTGAGCGGAAGGGATACAAATTGATCATCCTTGAGGTAACCTACCTGGGCGAAGTCAATTTTAAGAGCCGGGTTAATTCGACGAATAACAACATGAATCTGTGTCATAGTAATGTAATTTAAATTTGAGATTGAAATCTGAGATAAAAACGCTTCCAGGCGTCGGAATACTTTCTCCAAAAATCATAACCCTCGGGCGTCGTGTCAAACAAGAAAGCGGTAGAAATGAGGTAGGTAGGGCCTAGACTCGGGTTGCAAAGAGAACGCCGAATGTGGGCGCGCAAACGATCACGAAAACCCCCGTAAGGCGAAACGACGACATCGTAGTTCGTCTTAAAAGCAACGAATATTCCTTGGCGGACGAGCCACTCAGTAAAAGCGTAATCGAGCACGTCGACAATCAAGTCGCCAGCCTTGAAGTACTTACTTCTTTTTTTCATAGTATTGTGGTTATTGGTTTACAACGCAAAGATGCAACAAAAAGAACAAACGATAAAGTTCAAAAAGCCGAGGGAATTGTTCAATTCCTCCTAAAATAACTGCGGCGGGTGTATGTAGCACCAATTTGATCTCCGGAAGGGCCGTAAACGTCGCGCATCTCGTCGTAACCAGCAGGTGAGGCTGCGCCTTTGGTAAGAGCTACACTGCTAATAGCGAGAGCCCCGGCAAGGGCCGTGCGAGCCATCGAATAACCAAAAGCATTCTTTTCTGATCGGTTAGAAAACCATTGAGCAGAAAGACTCTGCGACGCATTGGCGGCGGCAATACCCACAAGATGTTCGTGTATCTGACGGCCAGTTAATTTAACAGTTTTACCAGTAGGCTTGCCTGATTCAGTAACCTGGGGGACTTCAATTTCGGCCTCCCAGTTGAGGCGAAACCACTCACGAAGATCAGACAGACGAACTTTGGCTATAGCAAACTCGGCATTCGCGAGGTCGCCTGTTGCGGCAGAACTGTAGGCGGCAGCGTAATCGCGAGCAATTTGTGCGGCGTAAATTTGATCAAAATACTTTGAATTGAATTCCCTGATCTGAACAGCCTCCTCGACATGTTTACTGTATTGGGCAACAAAATCTTGAAATTTATAAGTAGCCATCAAATCTGCGTATTCAGAGTCGGCCATATGAATATCAGCAAGAGCGCGATTAAGATCAGCAAGAGCGGCAGCGTTGTTGACGTCGTGCGTACGAATCTGCTTATCCAACTCGTCAATGTCTTTACGCCACTCAACAGTATGTGTATTTCCACGAAGCATAGCAGCCTCGGCGTTGTCACGATTAGAAGCAGCATCGTTACGATCAACCGTAGAACGCGCAAGCATATTCTGCGCAATAGCAGTAGGATCGGCAGTAGCAAAACCACCGGGAGCAACGGGCGAGCCGCCCGAGGGACCAGAGGCAGAGGGCATAGAAGCAGAGCCGCCGGACATGGTGGCGTTAACGCCGACGCCCGAGGAGCCAAGTACGGCAGCGGGCGTTACGCCAGCTTTCAAGTAGCGGTCGAAAACTTTCGTAGGGTCATTATATGCATTCTCGTAATCAAACTGTTTCTGCCAATTAGCATAGGAAAGTTCAGACTGCTTCTGCATTTGCTCGAGAGCATACTTTTGCTGAAGCTTCATTTGTTTTTGCTGAAAACGCCATTGGCGACGGGCGTTCATACCGCCAAAAAGCTGGCCGAGAGCACCGGTAATTAGACCGGTCGCGCCAGTAGATGCAGACGATTGACCAAGAGCCTGTCCAAAAGAAGCAGCAGCAACAGCAGGAATAGGCATACTAAATGTGAGTTAAATTGTTAGAACGAATAATGTAGTCAACGCGAACAGTGTCGATATGAACGCCGCTACGCTGCATCCTAGCTTGAGCTGAACAAGAAGCAAGAAAAAAAGTAGCCAACGCAGCAATAATAGATGAAATGAGCGTCCAAAAAGCCTTTGATTTATAGAAAGGTTGTTTAACGTCTGACATGATATTAAAAATTTAGGGGAAGCTACGGTGCCGCACCCTCACTACGTTCGGGGCGGTTCTCCGAACCGCGAAATGCGTCACCTCGCCACAATGGTGTAAACAAATTGAATAAAGAACGATAGAAAAATGCGCGGCCACTCCTGCAATCGTTACCAATAACCTTTAGCAATTCACGAACTCTTGCAAAAGGGGTCCGCGCACGTAGCATATATCGTCAAGTAAAGAATGTACTATTTTTCTTCAGACTTAGAGGTCTTCGCAGCAGCATTCGATCTATCTATTTCTGAATCAATGAGTTCCTGACCAACCTCGAGACCATCGAACTTATCCATACGGGAGAAGGAATTAGGGTCGAAATCAATCTCGGGATTGAATTTTTCGCCCTTGTCGAAATCAGACGAGGACGCCTCGACATCTGGGCGACCAGGAAGAACATCGACGGAACCAGAACCGTTAAGAACAGAAAGAATACGCTGACCACGAGAAACATAGGTAGGAGCGTCCTCAAGTAACCAATTAAGTGCCATAAAATCAGTGTATTAACGATTAGACAAACGGGTTGCAAATGTTTTATTAACCAAGTTCTTCTTCTGGACAGAATACGAAATATTGACAAAGAAATTATCCTCTAGCTTGGAGGCAAACGGGGCGTTTACCTGATCAATATCCACAAACAAAAGGGAATAATACTGATTATAGCTCGCCGACAGAACGCGCTGCTGAACCCAATAAGAATAAAGAGGAATGTTGTTATAGGCTTTTTGAAATCGAGTCAGCTGGCCAAGAACCTCATCAAACGAGGACCGAAACTCATTGAAACACGGTTCGTAGGCTACAGCTTCTGAGGCCGAGGTGGTTCCGAATCCGAATTGAAATCCGGGAACATCCTGGTATCCAATATCATTATAGATCGGATTAAAATAATCGGCACCAGTATAATGAAGGTAGTCGGGATAAACACCTGCCCAATAGTAGACGGGGCGAATACTCAGCATATCAATCATATAGCCAGGCTCGCGGAAGTAATAAGATTGACGACGACCGAGGCGATCATTGAAGGCGATTGCACCACCTTGTTGTCCCAGGGGGCCATTTACGCTTGGACCAGAAAAATTATTTTGTCCGGCCTGATTCATGACAATCTGAACGTTAACTGTCTGGGATGCGCTAAACAACAATTTGGGCCGATCGACGTGTTCGATTTTCGAAGCAAAAAAAGTCTCCAGCCAGTCGCTGTAACGAGAACCTCCAGCGCCGAGCAGATCCTTGTATTCCTGAAGACGCGAAGCAATAGCCAGCTGCGGCACGGTCGAGACACCGGACATGGAAACACCCTCGGAGCTACCGACAGGAAGCAATCGGCTATAGCGATCGGGATTCGAAGGTATAACGGCCAGCGGATGGGCGACAAGGAACGCTCCAAGCGTAGTAACAGTCGTAGAGGCAGCGCCAACAGCGAATTGATTTGCGGGACCCGCGGTGGACAGCGAAGTGTTTCCGGGATAAATGGTAGAGACGGGGTAGCCATCTCTGGATGCGGTAATCGTAGCGCCGAGATCTGAAAGTAATATCTGCGAAAAAAGATTTCCCCTGTTATATGTATTGTTCGACGACGACACAGCCGAAGGATAAAACTGACTCTCAAAATAAGCATCGAGGAATTCGAGGTTTCCAAATCTTTGCGAGAAAAACCTCGACGTGTCACCGAACTGAAGAGTATTATACGCGGTACCGGTGCTGTTCGGGATGAAATACCAACTACTAGGCCAAGCGAAAGAATAAAGTCCCCACTGGGAATAACTATAATAATTGCGAACGATGTCCCAATAAGCGAGATAAGAATCGGCGGTACACCAGCCTAAAGGATACCCCAACTGGGCCGTTGTAAGATTAGCAGTCACAGGGACATTACTCGAGGTCGGGGTCGGGATTGACCCAGGAATGACACGCAACCAACGAAGCAGCGAATTAGAATAAGGATAATTATTAGTCGTAAACTCGTAACTACCCGTAGAAGAAGCAGCAATAAAATTCAAACTCAAATCGTTCATATCAAACTTACTGCTATTCGTCCGCATTTCAGGGTGATACAACTGGAGAGGCACCCAAAAACGATGCAAACGAATAGTATAGGGATTGAACGTCGGGACGGCGAGCGGATTACTACGAACGTCGATCCCCTGCTCGATAGATACACGATCCCGAGCGTTAATAAAATCAATTCGCACCGGATATAAAATACCCGGCGTACACGTAAAGGCCTTACTCTCAGGGACATCGTAACGAGAGTAGCCATTGACGGCATGTGAAATAAAGGGCTGTTTTCCCATAAATTAAATGTTTAGTTGAAGTTTATAATGATCTCTCCAAAACTGAAGAATGTCCAGGTCTAGCCAAGTAGGTGGGTCGAAATCCGGCATCTTACGAGAGGACGCAGCGAAACGCATTATTTGCTTTTGCTCCCACGTATACGACGCTCTACAGGATACGGAGGAATTGAGGCCGAACCGCTCAACGCACAAAGACACAATACGCTTAACCAGAGAAGACTCGCTAAAACGTGAATAAGCATCAGCAGCGGTAATCGAGCGAATAACGTCGTCTTCCGGTTTAAGGTATCTAAGGTAATACCGAGGAATCGAGTAGTTATAATTGACGCGCTTCTCAAAATCGAAATAAGACCACGTCGAAGTACGAGCAGAAGGGCGAGGCTGATAACCAAGAAAATCACCAACGCCAGCAGATACGAATTTTCGCGTATAACGGCGATGTTGGAGGAGGCAAGATAAAGGTGTAAGGTTTCCATCTATGGTAACATATTTGTCCGAAATTTCTTCGGGATTAAATTGAATCTGTTTAGTAACATACTTAACGCAATAACGAGCACGCTTATGAGTCGCCTTCGCCAACCACACAAAACCAAGATCTCGAACAGCCGATCGAATCTCGTTATACAGACAATTCGTGCCGAATAAAAAACCATGGAAATGCAGACGAGGCTCAGAGCTTATTTCCGGGTGAGTCCCAAACTCCTGGAAAAACGCGTGCTTGAAAGAATGTCCGAGCGTATGGCGGACGCGTTCGTTCCACCGTCGAATAAACGTAGAGGGGTTCTGTAATGCTTCATCGTAATACTTAGGAGCTATGGTTATTGTAATAAAAATAGCCTGCTGGGACTCGGCTTTACAACGAGCGAGTTCGCGCTCCAAGCGAACGAACCAATCATTACGCTGACGACGCAGACAGTCTTCACACTTTCCACACGGGACCATGAGCCACTGACGCGCGATGTCCCAGGGGCGGAGCGCCAAAGCGGACTTTGCAACGTCCGAGCCATCACGACAGGGATTCTTCTTGTCGAAATAGCGACGATTACGTATCCATATGGGCGACGAACAAGGCATTACAGGAGGCTTCTAAGACAGTCAAATCTAATAGCGGGATAATCGAGACGACAGCGAATGAGGTAATCATTAGCGGGTTCCTCGTCGGAAAACCAAGCGATAACAACTCGCTTTTTACCACGGTACGCTCCAATAGAAAAACGGTAGGGAATACTGTTAATCACAGGAGAAAAACGGGGGCGAAAATCAAATATATCCATAATCGTTAAACAATACTTTGCGCTTCGAAAGACGGTACTTTCGAGCGCGAGAACTACTTCGTTCCGCCGGCCGACCGCCTAACGGCGGGGACGCTCCGCGTCTTCGGCCTCCATGGCTCCACTTCGTGAGTCTATATACCGGATAAATCCGGTGAGTTTGCGGACAAAAACTCCCAGGGAGAGAAAACCTCTCCCGGGAGCATCACAGTTAAAGAACTCTTCCACCAAGAGGACGGGTAACGATCTTAGCTCCTCTTCCTTTCTTTTTCCGACGGGCCTTCATCACAATCAAGATTAAAATCAAACATGAGAATAAGGGTATTATCAAAGAAATCAACTCGGAAATGAGGTAGACTACCACAGGTAGCGACGAGTTCATAAATTTCCGAATGGTCAACGTAGAGCGAATCGCTAATGAA